ACATATACTACTACATATAGTAATTATTCCAATAATGAAAGGATGGTCTGCCAAGGTGAATAAGTGGCTGTCTCTGTAAGGGTGTCCTCGAGTCCCATGTATATATATAATATAAAACGCAGACGTTTGCTGGGGTATATGGGGGTGCAACATTTCTAAAATATAGCAACATCTTTTATATACAACATTACTTCCGGTAATCTTTTATTATCACTACACCAAAAAGTCTATGGATTGTGTTCTAATTGTGTCCGATACTCATATTGCGAGAGATTGCGAGGCTCGTTGTAAGATTAGAAACACAACTATTCAACCCTCTCAATCTTAATATACTTCAAGAGCTCATGATCTTTTTTATTGGTGTACTTAACTTGAATAACTTCACTAGGTTTATATTTTGTATTTAATTGTTTAAGTAATTTTTTATATGACATTGCTTTTAATGTTTCAGTATTTCCTTGCTCATCTTTAATATTATAAACGTATCTCATATTTACTTTTAACATGTGTTGCATTTATATCACACTATTATTTAAACCCATTTTGAACACTTATATACTTGTAGTTTATATTTATTAGTTTACCAATTTGGCTATGACAACAAAAACAACAAAGGAAACAATGACTAAAAAATATATACTTCCAACAATATGTGTTGATGAAGTTAAATTTTGCAAAGAAGGAAAATTCTTTTTTGTAAAATACAATGACAGTGGTTGTTCTCATATTCTTGCAAAATATGGATATGATGAACTATTATATAACATAGAAAAACAAGGTTTTGATCTTATAAATAAAGATGGATCTTTGTATAATATTAAAAATGCTTGTTAAAAATAAACAACTAACAAAGGGGAAGCAATGATAATAACTAAACATAACGTAGACGGCTTTACAATTAGTGATTTTATACAAAATAAACTAGGTCATGAATTGTATGTAAAACAAAGATACATTGGTTATAGTGTATCAGTAGCAAAAAGACTGTTTAAGACTTATTGTAAAGAAGTAAAAAACAAAGAAAATAAAGCTGTTAATGATTGCTTAAATAATTATTGACAATATGGTTAATATAACTAAGATAAATATAAAAACAAACAAGGGGTAAAAAATGATACAAGCAATATACTTTGCAATATGTTTTGCAACTATGTTTTTAGGACTGATCATTGCTATACATATTCATGCATGGATAGGTCTTAGCATTATGATTTTATTTGGCATAAAGTTTATGCTGCAACTACCAAACAATGAGGGGGGAAGATGAAAAATAAACTATCTCAATGGTTCATTGACTACATGAAGGATAAAAAATGTAAGACCTTTAATCAAAGCGGGGTTGATCTATCTAAAAACGATCCGCAAGATAATTGGTCAGCTATGAACCCATTTAATTATAGCATAAGACTTGGAGGTCATGTAATGAAGTTTATAGATGAAAAAAACAATAAACAAAAGGGGGATAAATAATGGATAAATTTTTCTTAAGTTATGCAAATACTACAGATAAATTTTTAATTGAAACTTATGATTTGATTAAAAAAAGATGGCTTAAAACTGACAAAGTAAAGATGCAAGAGCTATTAAAAAAGAAACAAAAAACAGAAAAAGAACAAGAAGATGCTTACAATAAATATATCAAATTGCGTAATAAATTTGATAGAATAGAAAAAGCAATAGATAAGTTAAATACAAAATACACTTATACTAAAAAACATAAAGTTAAAAATCCAAATTATCAAGAAGGAGGGATGCCTGTATGAGCAGCGAGAAGCAATGTTTTATTTGTGAAAATAAAACAAAAGAATATTTCACTTGTAATAAAACAAATAGAGTTTTGTGTGAGAGTTGTGTAGAAATAACTACAAGTGATGAATGGGGGAATGATGACAAGTGAAAAGCAATTAATATTAATTATAATTACTTTTGTTGTTGTCATGGGTTGGCAGCTATGGAAGGATAAAAAGAAAAATGACTATTGGAAAAAATACAGACGTTCAAAAGGTTGGGACTAAGAATTTAGAGGAGTTAGCTAAGCTAACAATACTAAATATATTGAGTGTACAAGGTGTGATATATACTCATTATAAAAACAAACGAAAGGAAGCAAATGAAAAAAAACAAAAAACAAAAAGAAAAAGACTTAATAAAACTACATGATTTAGTTATGAAAAAACTAGATGAAGCTATGACATCCGTTGAAGCAAGTAGGCAATGGAAGAAAGTTAAAATTGATTATGGCTTTACTATGGTTATGAGTTGGGTTGTTGAAGAGTGTCTTTATAGATGGTTAGACAAATCTTGTATTCATACTGTTAAAGATGAATTAAATAATAAGCTACAAGCAATTACTTCTCATAAAGTTATTCAAGCTAAAGCTGATAGAGAAGAAGCTATATTAAATTAACTATTCCTTTGATGGTGTAGGGGTAACATCAGTTGCTCCTACATCAATAAGATCAGGACTATCCTCCCACGTTATAGTCATACGTTGATCTATATTCTGTTTAATAGGTTTGTTATCTGAATATAAATCTGTGAGCTTACCGGCAAGATACTGAATGAACCTGGTTTTTTCTCTTATCCATAATATTTGGTTTGGATTTTCTACTTCCTGATGATTAAAGACTTGCAGCAATTTATCAATTAAGGTTTGAATACCTATCTTACGAGCTTCTGATACCCTACTATTTAACTCGGGATTTTTTTTTAAGATAGCGTAAAACTTCATCAAGCTGATACGTGAGGGGTTGAGGTTCTTGTCCTTTAATATTTCTGTTAAGGTTAAACCTTCGATAAGATTGCTTTCGATAGTACCTAGACTTTTCATTATTTCTAATTCTTGGTTTGACTTTGTCGTAGTAGTATTGACTGACTTCTTCATGGGTTTTGTTTCTGAATTGGTATAATCCTTTGAGCTGTCTAATTCTTGTTTCGTCATTGTAGTTTGGTTTCCTAAAACCTAATATATTATTGAACCCATGATACTTACACTTATATGTTCCATTAGCAAGGGGATAACCCTTCATCTGACAAGGTCGTTTATGAGTCTTTGTTATTCCTTGACAGAAAACTTTTTGTCTTGGTCTCCCTGGCATTCTTATCCTTGTTTTCGTAGACCTTCTTTTTATAGAAGTAATTAGTTTTTTTTCTTACGTTATCAACAATAGTCTTAGGTATATCCACGAGCCGTTCTTCCGACTTTAATTTTTCTTCTAAAGCCAACTTCGCATACCATATATTATCTTTATTTTTAATGGCTTGTTTTAAAGTATTAGCAGGGAGGGAGGCTATTCGAGTAATTAACTTATTATGGTCATGACCCTTTTTACTCTCTTCAATTACTATCTTAGTTATATAAGATAGTTCTTTAGTGTTATGTTCTATTAATACCTGTCTATCAGACATATCAGATCGGTCAGACAGACCACTCACAGTTCTATTAGACCGAACACCATAGATAAAATCAGGGTCTATTGTGTATAAAAGTGTTGAAGGAAATCTCTTAATCTGTATAATCTTGGCGTTTTTTAAATGAATTGTAGCTCTGTATATCGTACTATAAGATAACCCCGACATCTCACCAATAGTCTCACGTCTTGGATAACACTTGCCGGTCTTATTATTGACAAACTTCAACAAGCACATCAGCAGCAATAAACAATGTGGCTTAAATGTGTCAGGAATTTGTTTCATATTTGCAACAGTCCTTATGATCCTCTTGTAATTGGTATAGCTCACGCACCCATTCATCCTCATTCATGTACTCATAATCAGCATTAGGAACGTGCAGACGCTTGATCCTGAAAGCTAGGCTACCCTGACCTACCTTCTTATAGAAAACTAAAAAACTAGGCACTCTAAGGCGGTCTGAGAGGGTCTTTACTAGCGTTGTAGCTTTGTATTTCTGACCCTTATCGTAGCAAGTTTCAAGGATAGCAAGAGGTTCATAGCAATCAGGACAGCACTCAATACTATCCACATCGATCATAGCAATACCCTCGTACTGCCTATGCCAATCGTTGTAGCTGCCATTAGAAAATGCGTAAGTCCATCTAGCCACGAATAATCCTTTTGTGAGTGTTATTCATCACTACCCCATTGATCTGCCATAGCACTAGCAAAGCCATTAAAAAATTTAGCTCTATTTTTTTGCCTGTCTTTACCACCTTTATTAAACCAATTACCAGGTATCTTTGTTGATTGTATAGTCCATTGATTTGCCATAGCTTCAGCTACACTTTTAAATGTTTTACTTGATTGTTTAGAAGTAATACTTGAATACGAATAACTTTGTCCTCTTTTTTTACCACCAGTATTACTAGGTAATAGTGGTTTATATTCTTTAAGATTTTTTGTAGCTTTTAACTGAGGTAAATTTTTTAACCATAATCTTGTATTTTTACTGAAAGGATGACCATACTCATAAGGTTGTATAGTTTGTGTGTGTTTAGGTAATTCAAATATCTTACTTGATATAGGATTTTCTACGCATATCTTATCTATTGGTGCATTGTATAAAGCCATAAAAAATTCTTTTGCTTTAAGTCCTAGCTTATATCTTTGTTTATTTAATTTACCTTTTGGATATAAAAATCTAGCACCAGCATTAGATAAATAAGTGCAAGGTGGATGAGCAATCATAAGATCCCAACCTTTGTCTAAATGTTCTAATACATCGCCTTGAAAATGATTACCTGGACTTTCAGTTGGAAGTATATCGCAGCTCCAAGCGTCATGACCTTTAGCAGCAAAAGCATTTCTTACAATGCCTGAATATTCACAAGCTACTAATACTTTCATTTATTTTTTTTTAACATCTCAATCTCTAATTCTTTAAGATCAATCTGTCCCTTCAGTGTATCTATTTCTTTGTCTTGTAATCTTATGTAGCTGTTTTTTTCTTTAATGAGTTGCTTTAGTTTTTTAATCTCATCATTTAATTTTATATCATCAAAGATACCTTCATAAGTCATCACTTAGATACCCCAAAGGTTAATCTCATCATTGCAGTTTTAGGATCGTAAGTCCAATCACCTATCTCAATCTTGCTACAATGGGTAAGCATCACTGCCACAAATAAGATAGTAATTATCCTCATTTTAATTCCTCAATCTTTTTTACGACACATCTTGGAAATACATTAACATTTGATACATCAAGGCTACCATCCTCAGTTATAGAATAACCTGAGAAAGTCCAAACGTGTTTCTTATCTTTCTTATAAAGATAACCTTCATCAACACAGACCGATAGCTTAGTCTTAGTTATATTATCTTCGTGCATCCATGTCTCATCACTAGCAGTTATGTCATACCAAGTGATACGAACTCTTTTATATTTAATTTTTTTCAACGAAGTCATAGAAGTCATTGGGTTGTACTTGTTTATTTGTGCCAAAGTAAATCTTCTTCATCTCTTCTTTACGTGGTATTCTTTGACCCTTTGAATACCGCCACATATTTGTTGAGGGATTTATATTGTGTATCTTACATTGACTAG